GTTTTAATTTTGGAGAAGCTCTTTCCTTTATGGAAATCGGAGAAACAGTGTGTCTTGAATTAGATGGCAAAACAAGACTCTATCGTATGCAGGACGGAGAAATAATTTGTAATGTTGAGGGGTCAATGGCCTCTTATCGTGTTACTAAATTCTACACCGATGCTGTCTTATCAAAAGAATGGAGATTGTACAATGCTTGATAATGTAGTTGTCGCTGCCTTATCTCTAGGTTACAGGTACTTAGATAGAGAAAACGGTATTTTTGCCAAACCTATAGGGTGGTCTCTTTTAGTTATTCGTTCTAAACATTACGAAGGAGAGTGTACAATAGAGTGTTTATTTAAGGGTACGAAAGAAATTGTATGCTGGTCTAGAGATACTCTTTACAATGAAGCAGAATATTTAAATTTAACTGTAGATGAGCTAAAGGCTCGTATAGAAGAATTTGAAGCTACTCATACTCACCTTTCCCTTACACCTCACGATTTTTCATTTTTTAGTTTAACCGAAATTTTGAGCAATGAAATTAATTAAAAGTAAAAATGCAAATGTAAACTATCTTGCTAAGATAGTAGAAATTAAAGAATTTCACAAACATTCTGACCCAGAAGTTACCAAACTAAAGTGTTGCTGTATTGATGGTTATAATATTATCACTGGAATAGATTCTCAACCTGGATTGTACGTATACTTTCCAACTGCTTGCTGTATTAATCCAAAATTCTTATCTTACGCTAATTTATATCGTCATGGTGAGTTGAACTCAGACCAAACCCAAACTGGAATGTTTGAGGATAACGGTCGTGTAAAAGCTATTAGATTGCGAGGAGAATTGTCGGAGGGTTTCATTCTTCCCGTTACAGTGTTTCAAAACTGGATTATTTCTGTTGTAAATATTGAACCTAAAGTAGAGGTTGGAATAGAATTTGATAGTGTAGAGCATGACGGAAAATCTTTCTGGGTTAATAAGAAATATATTCCAAAAAACACTAGAACTCAAGGAACATCTAACCCTAACGGCAAAGGAAAACAGCCAAAGGGCTTAGATAAACTAATAGAAAATCAGTTTAGATTTCATTACGACACAACTCTTATTAAGAAATGTCCTAATGTAATTCATCCAAATGATTTAATCAGTATTACTGAGAAAATTCACGGAACTTCTGGTATATCAGCTTATGTACTTTGTAAACAAGACCTGAACTGGAAACAGAAAATTGCTAAATGGCTTACTGGGGAAGAGTTCAATAAGTATGACTATTTGTATGCTTCTAGAACAGTAATAAAGAACCAGTTCTATAATAAGAATGTTACTCCTGGATTTTATGGGTGTGATGTTTGGGCGGAGGCTGATAAAATAGTTAAACCTTGCTTGTCTAAAGGCATGACTGTATATTATGAAATCGTTGGTTTCTTACCTAATGGTGGCTATATTCAGAAAGGTTATGATTATGGTTGCGTGCCTCCAGTAGGCGACGAAAAGTATACACACGAAAAACATTTCAAAGTAAGAATTTATCGTGTGACTGTAACTAACGTTGATGGTGTAGTTCATGAATTTAGTGCTAGAGAAGTTCAACAATGGTGTGCTAGAGTAGGTCTTACTCCAGTTGATGAATGGTATTATGGTATAGCTATGGATTTATATCCAGACCTCAATGAATTGGAACATTGGAATGAAAATTTTATGCAAAAACTAGCTAATGATACCCGATTCTACATGGAAAGAAATTCTCCATCTTGTGACAATAAAGTACCCCATGAGGGAATAGTTATTAAGATTGAAAATATGAAATCTGAAGCATTTAAATTAAAATGCTTTAAGTTCCTCGATAAAGAAGGGAAGGAATTAGATAAGGGTGAAACTAATATTGAGGACGAAGCATAATGAAAAGGTTTCTAATTCACGTTTCCACATATTGGTGTGGAATGGATAATACATTCAGAGCAGTTGCTGAATCAGAGATGGACTTATGGGATTTAGCTGAACAATTAGCTTATGACAACTTTCAGAGCTATAGTTGTGAGAATGATATAGCTGAGGAAGAAGGTTATGACCCAGACGAAATGGAAGAAAGTGACTGGGATGAATTATGGAGTAGAGTAGATGAAACTACTTACTATAACTTTACTATAGAAGAATGTGAAGATGATGATGAATGGAATGAGTACAGTGGAGAAATCTATGGAAAAGGCCAAGTTTTACAATAGGGAGGATTTGAAGGCTAAAGATGTAGTACGCCTTATTGGAATATGGGAAGGAGAGGCTGGAGAGTCTTTTACTGACTATTGTGACTTCTCGCGAGAAGCTGATAAGAACTTTTTAACATTCTTGGCGGAGAGATATCCAGTACTTTATGATTATCATTGTAAGGTTGCAGGCAAAGATTGGATAGACTATTGTATTCAGTATGTAGTATTTCATTGTGAAGAATATCTCACTCAGTGGGTTCCTGAAGGTAACTATTATCTTTATAATCAGTTACTTGATATGTCACTGTATCCTCTTGCTGAGTTCATTTTAAAGGACGATGGAGCGTGGGAAGATTTTGTAGACTTTTTCACAAGTGGGGATAATACTGTAAATGAAACTTCATATATGGATTGTTACAATATTAGAGAACTCTTTGAAAATGGAAATGTTTAAGTTTTATGAGGTAGGAGGTAAGATTCGAGATGAATTTCTCGGTCTCACCAACAAGGATGTAGACTATGTAGCTGTACCTACTGAGGCGTGCTATAGTAGTATTCATCCTCGTGAATTTCAGCCCTCTCCTGCTAGACTAGTATTTCAAGCACTAAAGAGTTATTTAGAAGAACAGAAATTTGAAATCTTCTTAGTAACTCCAGACTGTTATACAATCCGAGCTAAATTCCCAGAGGGCTATAAGTATCAAGGAGTGGCTGATTTTGTAATGGCTCGTAAGGAGGTAGGATATATTCCAGGTACTAGAACTCCAATAGTTGAGCCAGGAAATCTCTATGATGATTTGTCACGTAGAGATTTTACTGTCAATGCTTTGGCTAAAGACCCTGATACCGGAGAAATTATTGATTATTTTGGTGGTCTTGAAGATATTAAGAAGAAACTTCTTAGGACTCCATTACCTCCTATTGTAACTTTCGATGATGACCCTTTAAGGATTCTCAGAGGTATAAGATTCTCTATTACCAAGAGACTGCGGGTATCTGAAGATATGTGGCAGGCTATGAAGGCTTATGACTATTTCGACAAAATGCCAGTAGTGTCTGAGGAGAGAATAAGGGAAGAACTGACAAAGTGCTTTAAGTGTAACTCATCTTTAACTCTAGGGTGGTTATCTGAACTTACTGATTTAAGAGATTACATTTTTAAGAACACTAATTTATGGCTTAAGCCAACTAGTGAGAAATAGTGGAAACTAAGAAACTAATTATCTGTAGAGGTATTCAAGGCTCAGGTAAGTTTTAACAATCCTTAACGTGTTTTACTAGGTTCTGGAAATAAATTTAAGTAACTTTACACATACTAAATATAATATGTATGTGCGAAGAAATTAAATTTATTAGAGAGTGCCCAAACTGCGGAAAGGAGATTACATATGCTAGAAAGTCAGATTATAATAAAGCGATTAAGAAAGGCTCAGTATGTAAGAGCTGCGCGGTTAGTAAGAGCAGTATATTTAAAACTGGACATCATTTTAATGACTCTATTAAGAGAAGGAATAGTTTGAATAGACTTATAACTGAACAAACACCTCAATCGTTTTATTGGATTGGATTTTTAATAGCCGATGGCTCATTCCATAGTGGGGGTAAATTTGAGTTAGGATTAGCAGAAAGAGATTTAGACGTTATAGAAGCGTTTTGTGACTATATATCTTATACAAATAAGATTATGTATAGAGAGGACACTAAATCATATCGTATATCGTTTTCTAATAGTATAGAGAACCCTAAGTTTATGGAGAAATATGGGTTTAAGTTAAGAAAGACCTATAACCCAATAGACTTCTCTACGTTTAAAAACTATGATAAGAATTTACTATTATCTTTACTAATAGGGATAATAGACGGTGATGGCAGCATCCAATCTAATGGGTCTCCAAATGCATTCTGTATAACTATTACAGCTCATGAGTCATGGGCTCAATTCTATCAAGAACTTATGGAAGCACTTGATATTCCAGAACATATATCTAATAGGAAGGATTCTACAACTATAACTATCAGAATATGTAGAAGAGAGATATTACAGTTATTACAAAATGTAATAACTAACAACAACTTATTTCATTTGAAACGTAAATGGAACAAATTAATGATAAAGGAGCCCTCTGCCAGCGAAAGCTAATTATGTGCAGAGGGCTCCAGTGACAGGGGTCGGGTAAATCTACTTGGGCTAAACAATGGTGTCACGAAGACCCAGAGAATAGGATTAGATTCAATAATGATGATGTTCGTAATATGTTAGGTGACTATTGGGTTCCTAACAGAGAGAAGGTCGTTACTGCAACATATAACACTGTACTAGCTTATAGTATGGAGAAAGGTTATAACATTGTAGTAGACAATATGAATCTAAATCCAAAGACCTGTGCAGAATTGGAGAAAATGGTTAAAGATTTTAACGAGAATTATACTTATGATTGGAAGTATGAGGTTGAATATAAAGACTTCTTTATTCCAGTTGATGAGTGTATTCGTCGTGATGCTATGAGACCTAATCCCATTGGTGAGAAGGTTATCAAAGCAACTTGGAGAAGATACAGAGATTTTATCATCCAAGAGGATATTAATAATATGCTAAAGAGAGCACCTAAACACGTAGACGGAGGACGTCCTGTTATATTAGTTGATATGGATGCTACTTTATGCCTAAATACGTCAGGTAGACCTTACTTTGGAGAGGGTGCAGCTGAGGGTATGTTAAATGATATAGCTATAGAAGGGACCTGTGCTCTTGTTAGGCGTATGTATGAGAAGTGCAAAGTCTTTATCATTACTGGTAGAGAGGGTACTCCAGAGATTATAGAAGCTACTAAGGAATGGTTAGCTAGACATGATATTGCTGTAGATGAATTATTCTTCAGACCAGTTAAGGATTATAGTCCTGGAGCTGATTGTAAGAAGAAAATCTATAAAGACAATGTCGAGGGTAAGTACAATGTTCAATTCGTTCTTGAAGACAATTACAAATGTGTCAAGATGTGGAGAGAACAGGGCTTACTATGTTTACAACCCAATGAAGGAAAATTTTAAATTATGATATTTGATTTATATGAAGACATTTTATCCCACTCTTGGCACAGATTTTATTACGGAGTGGAAGCTGAAACAATAGAAGAAGCTATAGAGGAGGTTAAAAATGGAAAACAGGATTGTTATGACAGTGAATTGTTATATGAAACCGTAATCGAATTAAGTCCTGAAGATAATAATGGAAATCCTACCAGAGAAATTTATGATAATCTTAATGATACTCTTGTTTGGGATAATTCTGGTATAGTCAACAGAGGTGATATAATTACACAGAATCTAAGGGGCATCTCCGACCAATTATTTCGTATTATGGAATCTGAACCAGAAGAGTTTAATGCAGGTTGTGTTTCATTCGCATCAGTAAAGGAAGTATTGGAAAAACTTGGATGGACTGACATTAGTAGTATTGATACTAATGGTTGGGACATAGATTATTGGGTAACTTTTATAAAAGAAGGAAAGGATTTCAATTATATAGTTAGCGGTAATCTATACTACGGAAATATTAATATAAGAAAGGAGAAGTTTTGAAAGACGAATTTGGAAATAGAATGAAGCTTTATTATGAAGCGCGTTCTAGGACATCACTTATAAGAAGAACTCCTGTAATTATTCGCTTAGATGGAAAAGCATTTCATACATTTACGAAGGGTTTTGTTAAGCCCTTTGATGAATGTATGTCTAAAGCTATGCAGGAAACTATGAAATATCTGTGTGAAAACATTCAAGGGTGTGTCTTAGGATATACACAATCTGATGAAATTAGTTTAGTTTTAATAGACTATCAAAAACTCACCACCGATTCTTGGTTTGATTATGAAGTACAAAAGATTTGTAGTGTAACTGCGTCTATGGCAACTCTTATCTTTAATAGAAAATTTCATGCACAAGTTAATGAACTCATTTGGAACGGAAGTTTAACAGATGAGGAATTAGCCACAGCATATAGACGTTCTATTAAGATGGGAGCGATGTTCGACTCCAGATGCTTCAACATTCCGAAGGAGGAAGTAACTAACTATATTTTATGGAGACAACAAGATGCTACTAGAAATAGTATTAACTCTGTTGGTCAAGCATATTTTCCTCACAAACAATTAGAAGGGTTAAATGTTAACCAAGTCCAAGAATTGCTTTTTAAAGAAAAAGGAATCAACTGGAATGATTATCCTACTAAGTACAGAAGAGGAAGTTGTTGTGTCAAGGACACCATATCGGAAGGAATAGCTATTAGAAGCTCTTGGCGTATCGATAACGAAATTCCGATTTTTGTAGAGGAAGGAAGGAACTATATAGAGAAATTGATATGATGTTAATTGGACAATTAATCGAAATTCTTAAGCAGTATGACTCAGACCGAGAAGTTATGATTCACACTCTTAAAGGAGAGAATGTAGAAGTAAATGGTTATTTTATACCTAAAAATCTAGATGAATCTATAT